CGCACCGTTGAGTAGGTCTGTGGCTATGTTATTGCAAATGGATCGGTAAGTATCAGGAGTCGTACACAAATTGTAGGTGAGTCCTATCTTTCTCCTGAAGTCTCTGAAATTGCCACGTAACGTTCCGTCTATGGCTTCATCGAATGGTACATTAAAAAACTCTAGTTCGTCCGACTCAGAGTAATTTTGGATGGTTAGCGTCTGTGTACCGCCTGCATCTGTAATGACTACTATGTTGCTAACCTTAGCCAATTTAATTTATGCTATATGCTTCTACCTTAATCTTATTAGATTTTAAGTCATATTCTATAGATGAAGGTCTTATTTTATTGTTATTGGAATCTACAAAATCAGATATAGCCGTATTTAACTCAATGTATTGATACGGTTTTATCTTTTCTGTACCTAACACCGTAAAAGAAAATAACGTTGATGTGCCTACGCCAAAGATTTTTTTATATATATCTATTGCATCATCACCAAGAGTGAGTCCAGCGTCCGATTCATCGTATAGACCTCTCGGGTCAGTCACTGTAGCGGCTTGAGGCGTAGTATCATTTAACTTTTGAGTGTTTGCAAAAAGACCGATGTTCACATCCATAAGTTTTGTGGCAGAGGCATCCACAGTTGCTGTAGCTGTACTTGACTCTGAAGACCCTATATTGTTAGCTAGAATGGATATACTTTTAATGTTAGGGCTATTAAACTTTATTTTAAAATCCTCTAAATCAGATGAGGTAATACTAGCCTTGTAATCGGTGTCACTGCCATTATAATCTCTTCTGACGTAAAAGTTCTCTCCAAATAAAGACCCTATGATAGCGGACTCAACGATACCTAACCTTAGTATGATTGACCTAGCCCTTTCAAAGGTATCAGCCAAAAACCTATTTGTTGTATCTAATATGAGGGTTGGTAACGAGGAGTGTACACCCTTGCTTTGAACAAACATATGAAATACATCTGAAGACCCTCCGCTAGTACCCAATACGTCAGTAGCTGTTTTAGTAAATGACGATTGAATCTTGTTAACGCTAGTGCTTGCCCCAATCGTTTTTAAATAGGAATCTAATAGGTCTCTACAAGTTATACCTGTATAGTTATAAACTGTTCCATCATTATAAGACAATGATATTAACTTAGAAGCTGCGGTAGCGTATTCGGTTACCTGATTAGTAAACTTAAATGGTGTGAAACACTTTACTGCAAATATTCTTTTTAGTTCGTCATAAGACACATCCGTTTTAAGGGCTAAAAAAACATCTTTATTGAATGTGTCGTAAGTAACTTCTACTTGTATGAGATCAGTTACTAGTAAGTCATTTAAGAAAGGACCAAAAGAAGTGCCATCTCCAAAAGTAGAAAACATAGAGAAACTAAACTCAGCACAATTATATACAAAATCGGTTATGCTGTCACTATCTTCTTGAACGTCTAAATCTAACTTTAAACTACCTACGTCAGACAACTTTCCAGTCAAACTTTGAGTAGTACTAGTGTGTCTATCTCTAAACTTCATGACCACTTGAATGGATTTATTACCACTAAGTGTTCCTGATGCTGTTACTGTGATTACGTTTCCATCTGGTAAAGTAGCCATTATTATCCTAAGCCAGAAACGGCTCCCTCCCTCCTCTGATCGTTACCATTGGAAGCTACACTAGCTACAGTTCTATCGTCAAAGGTGTTATTTACTACAATAGCTATACCCCTGTTTTTCTCACTAGCGTTAGGGGTAAACAAAGGTTGATTATTAAGGGGACTACCACTAGCGGTATCAGTAGCACCAAACAGTCCTGAGGCACGAGTCCTAGACCCTATTCCACCACCACCACCTGAGCGACCACCTCCACCACCGCCACCACCTGCACTTGTTTTTCTAATGGCAGCTACACGAGCAAGACCTTGAGCTAAAGCAATAGCAGCAGCTGCGGCACCACGAGCAGGAGAGTCAATATTAGCTAATGGTTTAAACTGAGATTCGTATGCTTTTTGGGCAGAAAAATAAGTAGAAACTAATGCTTCGGCTATAGCTATTTTTTTATTCTCACCAAAAAGACCCTGAAGAAGTGCAGAAGCCGCCTGCGCTCCTTGAATAGCCATGTCTTGAGCTGCTACTCTTTGTTGGGCAACTAATCTTTCTGCATTTGCTTGTATTTGTAATAATTCTAAATCTCTTTTAGATCTAGCTTGTGTAATAAGAAAAACCCTCTCGTCTTCTTCTATTGTTTTATCGGCATTAATACGAGCTTCTTGTGCTTTAAATCTATCTCTAGCAACCTGCTCCTGTATATTCTTTTCATCTGCTTGACCACGAGCCTTAAATAATCTTAAGCTAAATTCAGCTTCTTTTGCCGCAAACTCAGCATTAGCTTTTTCTCGTATATCTTGAAGGCTTTTTAAAGCGTCTCTTTCTGCATCTAGTTTATTTTGGTCACCAACCTTTTTTAATTCTAGAGATTGATTTTGATTTGATATTTGTATCTCTAAATCTCTTTCAGCGTTGATTTGTTTTATAGCCTGAGAAGCCCTTGCAGCAGCTTGCTCATCTGTTAATCCCTCATCTGTAAACTTTTTCTTTATATTGGCTATTTTTTTATTAGCATTAAGATTTATCTGAAGTCTTTCTAGCTCACCTTCAGCTATTACTCTTTCTTCTTTATCTACTGTTTTTACAACATCTAATCTCTTGGCTAGTATTTTAATATTATCTTCAGCAGATAATCTTGCTTGCTCTGTAAATTTAAATGCTTTAAATAAACCCTCTAGCCTCTCTTTGTTAGCCTCATTATTCTCTTTTGTTTTTTGAGTAACTATCTCAAGAAGTTGACCTAGCTTTGTTAAAATACTCGCTTCTTTTATAGTTCTTGTTTCTAAATTTCCTAAGATATTGATCTGATCCTGTATAGCTACTGATAAACTTACAAAAGAAGCATCTGTCAATTCAATCCCAGTAGCTTGCTCTACTAATAGCTTCTCCAAATCCCCAGTTAATCTTACATATTCTGCAAGAGCAGGATTTTGCGTCTGCAGGGTTGCTATGTATCCTTCTTGAGTTGTGGTAAGCTCTTGTACTTGCTTTCTTAAATCTTCATTTTTTTCAATAGTGGATATAACTGCCTCATCAAAATTACCAAAAAACGTTCCAACTTCTAAGGCTGCACCTTTAAAAGGAAGAATAGAGGCGACAAATGAACCACTTACTTCTTCGAAAAATCTTTTAATAGCATCACTTTTACTTATATCTTCAACTTGCTCTGAAAGTACTTGTATTTCTAACGCCCTTGCTCTTAATCCAAATGGATCTGGAACACCTGTATCAAGATCAGCGAATGCCTTAGCAACTTCACCCAGTGCTTCTGCTTGACTTACAGCTGAGGCAGTTATTTCTTTTATTTCATCATCGAGTTTTCTAAATAAGAATTGAGCCGCTAAAACAGCAACATTTATAGTAAGTATAACGCCACCCACTCCAAAGAATGATCTTTGTAGTTCTTTTAATACGCTAGTACTTTTGCCTTGTTGTTTCTCAAGATCACTTAGTCCATCATTGTGAGTCTTTACTTTGGTATTTAAGTTCCCTATTAATTCAGCAGTAAAACCAACGTTATTACCAATAGCTCTCATTCCTTGCTCAAATCCTTGACCGAATTGAGCCGAATCTTGAACTAAGTCACTAAAAGAGAATAACGCTTGATTAGATATAGCTAAAGACTTATTTAAGCCTTTCGTCTTTTTCTCAGTATCTTCAAGATTATCGCCTAAGTCTTTTATCTGATCATTAACCTGATCAGCACCAGCAATTTTGTCTATCTGGTTTACTTTGAACTTTATATCGTAAATTAACTCAGGCATGGCTTTTATGTATCTGATGGTCTATGATAAGCCTCACGAGCCATCATAGCTTTGGTTATGTCTTCTATGGAACATTCGGCTTCAAGTTCCTTAGCTCGCAATGGATCAAAGTCAGCGAGAACGTAACAGTAATATGTATACGCTCCGCCAACTTCAACCACTAAGTCATTAGGTGCGAGCAAGTCTAATGACTCTAAAGTACTCCGACTCCATCTAAAGGTACTTGTCGCCTGTTCGTAAAAAAATCCCACGCTTCCTCAAGCGTTCCTAACTCTAATTCGTCAGACTTCCATACGTCATCTTTGATTGGGGTCTCTAGCTTCATGCAGTGATCCGCAGTAAACTTGCAATACTTTGCACGAAACTCCTCATCCATACGCCATCCATTTATAGCCTCAAGATCCTGAGTGTTGTAATCCTCAAAATTAGCAGATTCGCTAATTATTTTCTTATGAGTCTTTGGATGATTTTGTTTGTACCAACCTAACAACATTTGTCTTCGGTCTTCTACTATCTTATCAAAACGAATAGGGGTTGGCTTGACTTCAAACCGAACCCCCATAAATTCGCCCATTACTTTTGTAATACGTCCCATAAATTGCTCGCTTTATTTTAGGGTTATGTGTTGAACTCTACGAATGTATATGTTGAATCTAATTCAAGAGTTGGTTTATTAAATTTTATATCGTCACTATTACCTATCTGAACAACAAGTTTTACATAAGCCGTATTAGCTGGTAACGTGTTACTTATGCTTATAACAGTGTCGCTAGATATAGAGTTAGTAATATCCGCCTGTGTTTTACCTAATGTTATAACACTTCCAGTGTTATCGTATGGATGCACAGCTATTTCAGCGTCAGTAGAAACTATTGTAGTAGCTGTAAAATTAACATGAAACGTTACAGTTTTACCTACAAAAGGAAAGTGTATGTCTCTTGTTAATTGTATAACGCCACCTGCAGCAGACTGATTAAAGTTCTGAGCATCATCAGTGTCATCCCACTCGACTAAGTCAGCCGCATCTCCAGAGTTTTCCCATCCAGCAGCTAAATTAGTAGCACCTATTTCCTGCCACTTATAAAGAGACAATCCATTAGTTGAATAAGATATTTTAGCGTTGTGTTTACCTGTAGCTGAATCGTATCCACCAGCAGACTCTCTAGGGCTGCTTATTCTAAAGGAGAGCCTATTTTCAAAACCTCTAACCATAGTTATGGTTCCTTCAGCTTGAAGTATAGATCCATCAAGACCATATCCAGTGAAGAATAGTTCTGTTTGATTGTCAGCCCAAGTCTTTAGTTGAGTTTGTTGAGCAGTAGATTCATACAATCCAGCTATAAGAATATTGTAAATCTTACTATGAATTATTTCTCGCTCGTTTTCGACTAAAACTGTATTTGGCTCAATGGTTATTACTTGTCTTGAGGCTTCTAACGCACCATCCTGAATAACGCTAAATGTCTGTGTCTCAGATAAAGCGTCAAAGTCTCCGTTGCCATCAACAGAGTTATTTACTATGGCTAACTTAGTTAGTTGTGTGGACATTGTTGTTTGCTCCTATTTATTAAGCAGTTCCAGCTTCAGAGAATAACACCTTTCTACTGTCTACATCTTGAAGTTGTGCTACTAGTACAGTTTCTAATCTTCCGTTTTCAAATGATTGATAACCTTGTATGTATGTTAGGTTAGCCCCACTATCACCGCCAAGAGTAACGTCTACACCCTTACCGATTAGCTTTATATAAGCCTCCTTAACATCTTCACCGCCTACAGATATATACTCATGTATATGATTTGTTGCAGCAGCTATCTTACCAGACCCAGCCTCTAATATTTTAAACTCAGCAGTATCACCCTCACTAACATGAGTTTCAAGAGTTCTGATAACTACACGACCAGTGTAAGCATCAAAAAACTCACGCTCATTCTCAACAACAACTGTTTCAGGAGTCATAGAAACCTCTAAACCTTCTACGGTTATATTTTCTATAGTTCCCCTCTTGGTGTCATTTGAATCGTATACTTCAGCTTTTTTAAATAATAATCTAGACATAATGGCTACTCCTTATATATTAAGATACTACTAGAGAACTTAGGTTGGATATTTCAGCAGCTTGAGCCGTTAGAACAGTCTCTCTTCTACCGTTGCTAAAGTCTTCGTGTCCCATAATGTATACAACATCAGTTGTCACTGTATGAGAACCTGTAGCTCCATGAAGTTTTAATTTAGCTTCTATTGGAAGTATTCCATCTGGAGACACGTAGTCACTAGAAAGGATCGCTGTAACAACGCCTGCCCCACTTACTTGTTTAAAGTTTGTATCAGTAGTTCTAATAACAATACGACCTGTAAAAGATTCGTTGATTTCTCTGTTATTTTCTACTGTTACCGTAGATGGCTCATTACTTATTTCTAAACCCTCCACAGTTATGTTTCTGATGAATGTTCCTGTTCCAATAGCGCTACCGCTACTATCGAGGATTTCAGCATGGGTAAATATTAGTTTTGCCATTATTCTATTGTCTTATTTTAATTATACTTTCAAAGTTTACATTCGTTGATAGATAACCATCATCTTCATCTATTGTGTTCACACCAGTCATCGTCAGGGTTTCTACATCAGAGTTGATGGAGTCACCATCGGTTGTATCTGCCCAGTCAATTAACTGATCTGTAATTTCTAATAATCTGTCATAAGCATTATCCTTGCCACTATGTGAATCGGACTGCTCTACATACACAATAACATCAAAGTTTTGAATTAAATCAATAGGTTTTTCGTCTTCTACTCTGTCTATAGATGTTCCACTTAACAACCTAAAGATGGCTACTTCTTTTTTGATGTCACCTCTCTTCCTAATATCGAAATTAGTACCACTATATTTCAATACCTTTTCAATAGTGGTTCTACTATCCGTACCAGAATATGAACTAAAACTCGTGGTATACGCTGTAAGTATTGCGTTTCTATCCATACATACCCTTTGCTAAACCTTTCTCATCAATACTGTATACAACAATTTGTCTATCTCTCATCAATAAAGACTCGATCATTTTTGCTGTATTTTTTATGTTTTTCTTTTGAGGAGCTGAATTACTATCTGTCTCTATTGGAAACTGTCTTCTTTCTTTTTCATAAGGATCATCAACTTCGTGAGCGTACATATAGTCATTGGCTTCTTTATCAGTAACCTCATAAAATATATCTAAATTACTTGCTATAGAAGAATTAAATCTTTCAGATGCCTCAACTCTACCTTCCAGAGATTCTCTAGCCGTACCAGTAAGAAAAAAATTAGGTATAGGATTTTTACCTTGATTTCTTTTTGTCCTAGCATAATTAGTGCTTAGTCTTGTCCGTCCTTTGCCATCAGGATTTTTGCCCTTAGAGTTTAGATCCTCGATTGATTCCTGATAATTTACCTTAACTATCTCTAGTATAGGTTTCATATTCTCTACACTAAGAGTATTCACTAAATCTTCCATTATTGCTTTTGTTAAATCCATTAGTACAAACTCATAAATCTAACTCTAGGAGTTGTCTTGGGTTTATTAAGTAAACCACTTAATCTCCTAAGATTAGCCGTTAAATATTGATTATACATTTGATAGTATTTACCTGCTTTTGCAAAAGAGTAACTATCCTTGTGAGTCGCATCTTGAGCAAACCACATCTCTAAAAATTTGTATGATAACAGGTCGACTAACAAGTCCTCTGTGTCGATGGCATATATAGCATCAAGTAACGCTACCTCTGTGCTATATGTCTCATCATTTATATATTCTCTTAGTTGCTCTAGTATATCCGTTTTAAGGAGCTTAACCGCCTTATCTAATATTAAGTTATCCTTCTCTGATAGATTGAGCGCTGTAGTGCCTCCTGTGACGTTAACGCCCTTGAACGTCAACTCTTCTAGCGCATCAATGTCGTCTCTCGTAAGGGTTAAGCTACTAAATGCCATAGTTATTTTCTTTTTCTTTGTTCGTGTTTAATTCGTTGCCATTCACCATACCACTTAGTAGTCATATACCCCAAAGTAACCAAACCGATAAGCAAGGACACGCCAGCAGATACTTGATTAAGAGTAAGGCTTGAAAGCAAACCAACAGTTCCTATTACTGCTTTATAGTCCATAATCTCGTCTATGTTTATCACGTTACTGTTCATGGCTTAAAAAAAGGGGGCAGTTACCACAATGGTAACCGCTCCCCTCTCAATTAGTTTACTAGGGCTTACGCCTTAGCTACATTACCACGAATGTAACGTCCACCTAAGTCTGGTCTGAATACCTTAACTCCGTATAGTACTTCGATAAGGATGTCAGCGCCTGACTTGGTTTCTTCTACAGTCAACGTGTAGTTTACGTTGTTCATTGGCTCGAAACCAGCAGCACGTCTTACGCCTGAACCTGAACCGCTATCCACTGAAGGCATTACGGCAGTTACAAGGGCAAGAGCAGATGGGTCGTAGAAGAACTGCTCACGTCCAGTGTCACCTGAAGCAATATCAACTGGGTTGATAGTAGCGTTGTTAGCAACAGCAGCACGTAATGGCTCTTTAAGAGTCAATACAGTTCCAGTTTGAGACTCAACAGTGTAGAAGTCATCAGTGCCTTTAGCAGAACCGAAAGTAACGATGTCACCCTCAGCTAAAGATACAGTAGCAGCGCCACCAGAACCATTATCAATGGTTAACTCAGTTTGCCCGATAGCTTCGTCAGCAGCTAATACAGCGTCAGTTACCGTAGCCGCAGTGTGGCTAGAACCTTGATTGTCTACGAAGAAGTCGAAACCATACGCACGAGCCATAGCTCCACCTAACTGAATGTCAGCAGAACCACGAGTGTTTGCTTGCTGGAAGATGTTTAGCGTAGTCAAATCTTTCTCTACGAATGGGTCAATAACCATCATTAGGTTATCTGTAGTAAACTTACGAGAAGCCATAATTCTACGAGCTTCTGCAAGGTCATTGTCGTCCATTACAGTAGAGTCCGTGTTGTTGTCAGCGAAAGCTACTTCAAAGGCTTTGCGAGCTTCTACTTTTACATCAGCATTGATTTGGTCAATAAGCTGGTGTAGTCTTGGTACAAAGTGCTGTTGTACTAAGTCAGGAAGTGCAAATTTTTGGTCAGCCTTGTCGATGCTGAAACCAGCATAGTAGTGCTTATTGATGGTTAACGTCTCTTCGCTAGCATCAGGAGT